AAAGCAATAGAAGCTATTAAATTAAAATATTATAATAATGAGTAGTACAAATACACATGTAGATAATGAAGTTCATGATAAAATAATGAATCTATTTGTAGGAGATGGATTTACTAAAAGTATGGTACAATTGGCTAGAGATTTTGAATTAATAGTTAAGGAATATGGTTTAGATAAAGGTAGTCATGAATGGCATAAATATAGGAATTTGTTTATATCTGAATTAAGTTACGTTATGAATTCCTGTTTAGTATGATAGCAATAGTAGATTCTGATTTTATTCCCTTTATTGCTTGTTATGATAAACCAGATAAAGAAGGAGTAATTAAAGAGAAATCCTTAAAAGAAGCTATTGAGTATTGTGATCATATACTCAATGGTATCTTTAAGGATACTAAAGCTGATAGTTATATATTAGCTTTAACTAAAGGTAAATGCTTTAGATATGATATATACCCTGATTATAAGGGTAATAGAAAATATAAACAAGAACTAAAATATTTTAAAGAAGTTAAACAACACTTAATAGATAATTATGGAGCTATTTACCATATAGGTTTAGAAGCAGATGATATAGTTAATATCTGTAGATTAAACTTACCTGATAGCTTTATAGTATCTGTAGATAAAGATTTATTGTCATTAGAGGGTTTACATTATAATCCCAAGAGTAAACAATGGGTTACCACTTCTAAAACTCAAGCAGAATATGATTTTGCTTTTGATATGGTAGTTGGTCAACCTGGAGATAATTTAAAGGGTATTAAAGGTAAAGGTCCTGTATATGCTGTAAATCTATTAAATGATAAGTTTGGTGAAAAAGATTTATTAAATGTAGTGTTTAACAGTTACCTTTGTAATTATTCATCTAAAGAAGAAGCAATAGATGAGTTTTACAAAAATTTCAAATGTCTTACTATAGTCAATTCTTGGAGAGGTTTCAATATACCTGAACCAAAGAAGGTAACTATATTAGAAGAGGGTACAGAAGTACAAGATGAGTTTAAGGAGAGAGTGGTTAAGGAATAATAAGAAGATGATTGGTAATGAAGTAATTTATACTAAATCTACTCATTTTATTATGCCTATGATAGGTTATATTGCTGATAACTTTAACAGTTATAATGGGGAATATAACTATTTGATTAATTGTCATCTGGATTTAATTAATAATAAGATTATTGTTATTATAGATAACACAGATGATTATAACATATTAAAACTACTACAATATAATAAAAGTAATATACACTATGAGGGATTTAAAAGTGATGATGATGAAAATGAGATAGTGTTAACATATAAAATACCTGAAGAACATAAAGAAGACTTTGATATTTTCTTAACCAGTAAATATTCAAAGATGTCTGAACAATATAAAAGGAAACTAGTAGGTCTATATGGGAGAGTAACTAATACTGAAGATTATAAGCCTACTAAATTTGATATATTATACCCTACAACATTTAAAAGACAACAATGGGCTGATAGATTAGGAGTAGATATAAGTATAATAGATGAGGTATCTCCTGAGTTAAATATGGACTATGAACAATATAAAACAATAGAAGAGTTATTACCAACAATAAATAAACAAGTAAATGAGACAGGACAATAATAAATATGACAGAAAAAAGTAGATTTAGAACAGAATTTTCAGAGAGTATTTTTAATTATAAATATAAACATGAAAATTGTGAGACTTGGGATAAATTATCATCTGTATTAATAGATGATGTATGTAGAGATACTTTAGCAGATTCTGAAAAAGAAGAGCTAAAAATAATGCATACAAATATGGAATTTATAGCAGGTGGTAGATATTTGTTCTATGCTGGTAAACCTTATAAGGCTTTTAATAATTGTTATTTATTAAGATCTGAAGAGGATAGTAGAGAAGATTGGGCTAATCTTAGTTGGAAAGCTGAATCTTGTCTGATGACTGGAGGTGGTATAGGTAACGATTATAGTATTTATAGATCTAAAGGTCAAAAAATAGCTAAAACTGGAGGTGTAGCATCTGGACCAATTTCTAAAATGAGAATGGTAAATGAAATTGGTAGAGAAGTGATGCAGGGAGGAGGGCGTAGAAGCGCTATTTATGCTTCTTTAAATTGGAAACATCCTGATGTAACTGATTTTCTACACTGTAAAGATTGGTATTCTATACCTGTTAGTGGTACATATGATGAAAATGGTATGCCAGTAACAGTTGGGTATTTAAAAGAAAGGGATTTTAATTATCCTGCTCCTTTAGATATGACAAATATATCTTTAAATTATGATAATGAGTTTCTGGAAGAGATATTTCAATTACCAATTAAAGATATAAAAAAGAAATTTAAAAATGGTGAAAACCTTGAAATAAAACAATTACCTGTAACTTTTGTAGAAAACTGTAGACAAGCATTAAAAACTGGAGAACCAGGATTTAGTTTTAACTTCTTTGAGAAAGTAAAAGAAACTCTTAGAAATGCATGTACAGAAGTTACCTCTGAAGATGATTCAGATGTATGTAATTTAGCAAGTATAAACTTAGCTAATATCGAATCTATTGATAGATTTAGAGAAGTAGTTAGACTTGCATCTAAGTTTCTATTATGTGGAACTTTAGTGGCTGATTTACCATATAATAAAGTAAATCAAGTTAGAGAGAAGAATAGAAGGCTTGGATTAGGACTAATGGGAGTGCATGAATGGCTTTTGAAAAGAGGTTATAAATATGAAGTAGTCCCTGAATTACATGAATGGTTAAAAATATATAAACAAGAAAGTGAAAATTCAGCTAATGAATTGGCTGATAGATTAAATATATCAAGACCTGTTGCTTATAGAGCTATAGCACCAACTGGTACTATTGGGATAATGGCTGGTACTACAACTGGTATAGAGCCACTATTTGCAGTTGCTTATAAGCGTAGGTACCTAAAATCACAAAAAGAGTGGTATTATCAATATGTTATTGATGGTACAGCAAAAATATTAATACAAAAATATGGACTTGATCCTAATCAAATAGAAACTGCTATTGATTTAGCTAAAGATTATGAGAGAAGAATCAAGTTTCAAGCAGATATACAAGATTATGTAGATATGAGCATATCATCTACTATTAACCTTCCTAAGTGGGGTACTGAGTTAAATAATGATACTAAAGTAATAGAATTTGCTGGTGTATTAGCTAGATATGCTATTAGACTTAGGGGATTTACTTGTTATCCTGATGGTGCTAGAGGTGGTCAACCTTTAACTCCAGTTAGTTATGAAGAAGCTAAACAACATGAGGGTCAAGAATTTAAAGAAGAATTCCATGATATTTGTGAGATAGGAGGAAAAGGAGGAGTTTGTGGTATCTAATATTTTATTTAGTAGTAAAAGTGATGAATGGACAACTCCTAAAGACTTTTATGACAAATTAGATAAAGAATATAAATTTGTATTTGATTTAGCTTGTTCTAAAGATAATTGTAAAACTAGAGATGGATTTACAATAGAAGATGATGCTATTGAACAAGATTGGTACAATATTACTTTAGATACTAAAGGAGGATGGCTTTGGCTTAATCCTCCTTATTCTAAATGTAAGGAATTTGTAGATAAATCATATAGTGAAATGTTATTGGGAGCTAAAATAGTTATGTTAATACCCAGTAGAACTGATACTAAATGGTTTCATGAGTTTATATATAATAAAGAAGGAGTTAGAATAAAATTTATAAAAGGTAGATTAAAATTTGGAGATAGTAAGAATTCAGCACCTTTTCCTTCAATGTTAGTAATATTTAATAAATATGAATGATATTAAAGTAACCTCTATCGAGGAAGCTGAAGAAAGATTAGAAAGAATACGTAGATTTAACTCAGGGGCTATTAGAGATAGCTCCTGGGGTAAACCTAATGTTCACGATTTACAGGGTTACACCTTACTTAGGTTTGGTTACCATATGGAGTTAGGTGAACAACAATATGGAGAGAGTAATTACTTGAAAGGTATACCTAATGATGTAGCTAAAGAATCTTTAGCTAGACATTATGCTAAATTCATAGCTCAGAAAGATGATGAGGATCATTTGAGTGCTATGATATTTAATATTCAATTGCTGATGTTAAATC